ACTGTGTCCGCGATAATTGTTGAAATATAAGCTGTTGGAAAAGATGATCCAATACTCCCAATGGATGATGTTGATGTGTATGCGTTAAAGTGATTAGCCGTAACTGTGTCCGCGATATATCCTGACCCAGGTAATAATGTCGCAAATGTTGCGATAGAATTTAATAAAATAGCGATAATAATAATTGTTTTTTTCATAGTTTAGCTCCTATTTTCTTCATAGCTTAACCCCTATAAGCAACGTCATCCCACGTTGCCCCATTCCATTTTTGTGTAATAATTTTTGTCCCATCCGAATACTCGCGATAAGAACGAGCCTTCGTTGATGAATTATTAAAATAGTTATAAACCGGATCAAGCACAATTGACCAATCTGTGTCGAGCGTGCTTCCCGGGGCATGATTTAAATTCGTATCAATTAACGATCGATACACGATCCCTGAAACCTGACAAAATGAGCCAATGTAGTAAGTTGCGGTGGCAATCCACTCAGGAATCCCAGATTGAAAAAGGTAGGCTAACTGGTAAGTCTCTAAATAATGTAAGGAGTTGGTATCTTCTAATGTTGGAAGTAATGAGCCAGATGTTGAAACCATTAAAGCGTCACGCCACCCTTGATCATACTGTGCTAATGCTTGTATTGTCTCGGGGTCAGTGGTTGTAATCGGAGCGCCAGCAGCTAAAGAACCGTACTGGCGAATATCCCCGGAGGCCGCGCTGTTTCCAAATATTTTTAAGTTTTTTCTTGCTAAAGCTGTCATTTTCCCTCCAATAAAAAACGCGAGTTACTCGTTTTATCGAATGACTCGCGTTCAGTGTATCTGATTAGCGATAAATATTTAAATTAATGAATCCCTATAAGATATCATACTCCCATTTATAATATTACCATAACTGCAAAAACCTTTACTAGCAATTAATAAATAATTTGAGTAGTCGCAAAAACCAAATATGGTTGTCGGATCAACGTTTTGAATTAGATGAAGAAGCACACACGCTGGTACAGGGAAAATGCCAAGTAATGCGGCTAATTTAAAAATCTCCCCATAGTCGATTGGAACCAAAATGGTCATGGACATATTCTCGTTGTCGTACACAAGTGACGGTAGGTCAAACAAATCATATAAAATTGTTTTTAATAAATAATAAGTTGATCTTCCCACATTAAATGCTATTTTTAATTGAATTAATATACGAAGTTGAGCGTCAGTTAATGTAAAAACTCCGTTGGAGTAAGCCATGTAGGAATACATCTGACCCGATGGGCTAGGTAGAGTTGTGTAAGTTCTCATCCCCGTCCGATCTGTAAGGTCAGATGTGATATATGTTATAAATTCACAAAATAGCCGTGTCGGATCATAGCCTTGTACATTGCGCGGCACTCCCACATATTTTCCTAGAATTGTTAACTGCTCTCCAACTGCCGTGTCAAGGTCAAATGCCCGTTCAAGATCATAGGGTACTCCGGCCATAAACAACTCAGTCATTAATGCATTTACTGTTTCCAGAGCATTGTATTGTTCCGAGTATTGATAAATTAATAGCGATTGATAATAGTCAACAAAGTTTTGTAGGTTAGACATCGCTGATTGATATATTAGTTGCATCCAATGTGAAATAATTCACGAGCGTTTTAGGGTCTAATAAGTCCACGTATGACATTCCGTTGCCGCTAACCTGCATATCTTGTAAATAAATATTGGTATATAGGTCGTAAACCATTGCCTCAAAATAAGATTTGTTAGCTTCCTGCCCAATATTAAATGAGGAGTTTAATACCATCTGCTGCTTGATATAATCTTTGTCCACTGACCCATCACCCGTCAAAACACGAACCCCAAATTTAACATATAACGGCTCGGCCACGGCATTGTCATATTTTACAATAAATAGACCACCGTCAATCTCTGTAATATTTACTGCAATAGATCCCCTCATACCAGAACCGCCGCTACGTGATTCATAGATAACATTTCCAATCTCGGCACTTGTGGCTGTTGACGCTTTTACAATTATCCAATATGAGTGAGCGGTAATTCCATTCGTGTCCGTTATCGCCGTATTGTTTTCAAGAACGGAGCAATCTTCAACGCCTGCCAGAGCCAGCAATGAGCCAATCATTGACTCTTTAAAACCGGTTGATAATATCGCTGTACTGCGTTGTTGCCTGAGCCGCAATTGCACATCACTTTCCTCGTCTTGACCGACGATCAAAGTTGTCGCGGAATTATTGACCGATTTCACGCCTAGCGTTATGGTGATAATGGTCGTTAATGTATTAATAGCCGCAATATTTACACCCATTGTCTTTGCGGTAAACAAGCAGGAATGAGTGCCGGCTGCTGTGATGGTTTGGCTGGTTGATAAATACCACTGAGTTCCAGCCGAGTCCGAGATTGCAAAAGTTCCGGTTGGGGCCAACGACGAGTCAACCCCGTCGAGCCCTATCAAATTTAAAGCCCGGTCTGTAACAATATCCACATATACGGTACTGTAAACACCCGCCTTACGGGTTAAATTATTTAAGGCCACACGAGAGTCAAGATTAACGCCTATTGCTTGTTGCGGGTCAAATGATGTATAAATAGACGCCAAAAAACTGGTTAAATCTTGTATCGCCTGAGCAAAAATATTCATCATCTGTCCATCAGGGGAATTTGAATCCAAATTAATATCTGCACCATATATATTTTGATAATCTGCAGTTAAATTTGCTAAAACCTCAGATAAAGTGGTGATGATTAGTCCGTTTGTGTCGAGACTGTTTGGCATTATACTGGTACCTCCACGGTATTTGTTTGGTTAGTTGTAAAAAAGGTGTTGATATCATAATAAACCGTCATAAGTCGTTGTGCCGTATCAAACACGGACTCAACGGTATTTATTTTTACAACCCCGTACGATCCCATAATAACACGACGAATTTCATTTAAAAACAAATCTTGATCTTTTTGGCCTAAAATGGAAAACCAGTCAACGCCATCCTGCAAGGCGAAAAAACAATCATTTTGGAACGATAACAACCGTGTTTTAAGATTCATCATAATAGCGTCGTTGTTCTTCAAGTAATTTTGTTTTCCCTGCCCAAATGTCCAGTCCCCTGATCCTGTAAGATTTCTAAATATCATGATAATACCTCCGCAATACTGGTTTTTACTTGCTCAAGGGCCGTCACTGACGCCGGCGTTAAAACGTGGTTGGTAGGGCTTCCGAATGTCGCAATATTTTCAACTGCTGATATTAAACTATTTAACAAAGTTTTAAGATCGTTTTTTGAGTTCTCAATTAAAACCTTATTGGTTAGTTTAACTCGTGTACTACCGTAATTTAATTGGGTGGATGAATTATCATAATTGCTTATGGCGGATGCTAATGACCTAAATCCAACAATGGCCAACCCATCAGCAAGGCTATGAACTCTCGTTGTGTTTGGAATATTGGTTCCTCCCGACTCAAACCAGTTATCAATGTCCCTGTCCGAGAATAGAACCAGACAATCATCACCTTCACTTGTCGGCACCCTAATACCCCCCGCCGACCCCGAGACAATCATAACCGGCACATCAACTAATAAAGGGAAGTCGACTATTTGTGTTTGTAAAGTATTCTGGTCGGGATAAATTTCTTTGCTTAAAATCTCAACTGATGCCGTTTGAGTGTCTGCGTCGAATGAATTTATCTTACCTATTAAATGACAAAATAGTGTGTTTTTGGTCTTGGCCTCTTGTAGGTCTAAGACCGTTTTAAGTGTAGGCTCGTAAGTTTGCCGAAATATTTTAGCGTTTTCCAATTGAGTACCCCGATGCCATAAAATTTAAATACACGGTCGTTGTGCATTCTCCCCCAGCTACCGACCCCGATATAATTCCCTGATGTGTAAAGCCTGTTACCTCATAGCTTTCATTATTGTAAATCGGATTGACTAAGCTATTTAACTTAACCCATTGTTGGGTCTCAAGACCCGGCGTAAAAATCATCTTAAAAATCAATTGTGTGTCATTACGCTTGGGGGTGTCGAGTAATCCATCATTAAAATCTATGACTGCAATTAATCCCGGCTCAAACACCTCAGTTTTACCATCAGACCTTTCTTTATTCAGAACGTAAAGCCATCGATCCTCAATAAACGTTTTTGTTGATGCAAACGATGTTATCAACCCGTATGGCTCGCCGATATACGCCTGCCCCCTCTTGGCAATAAAATCTGAAAAACTATCAGATACATAAGTACCTGTTAAATTGGGCATATACCCTGATAGACGGGACAATAAATCCCGAAAAGACTCGTCTTTGTCCACAGTAACAGATGCTACACCGTTATTCGTCGCGTCACCGCCATCCCACGCAAATATCTCCGTTATAATATCTTTACCTTGACGATATGAATAGCATTGCCTAACGGTGCCATCAAATATTTTTACTAAATTACTGGCGTCACCATAACCTGCATTGAAAATAATTTGTCGTCTTGTATTAGTTGCATAAAGTTCATGATAAATTAAATTGCGGGTATCAAGTTTTAAATTGTACAGTTTGAAATTCGCCTCATTTAATGAGGCCATATTATGCTTTTTAACCATAAATTCACAGGTTATCGGGTAACTAATATCTAGCCAATTACCTGACAAACCATCTTGTATTGATAAAGTGTAATTACGGCCAAATTTAAGTGCCATTTGCTATTTGTCCGGTGATTAATGAGTCTAAATATATCCGGTCGTCTTGGGTTAAAACATAAATCTCAATTCTTCCCGTTGTAAAATCTGTTTGGAATGCCGGGTCATATATATCGGTTGAGGATACGGAGATATCAAAATTGATGATGCTTTGCCATTGATACAGCAATGAAAATGTACTGGTTAGTCTCGCATAATTTAATGTTAATTTTGGGTGAGATATGGCATAAAACCAACTATTTTGACTATCCACATATTTTAAGCTTAGTGATAATAGGCTATTGTCTTCAAGCCTGATATTAAAGTTTTGTTGAGGTGCGTCAGTTATGCATTGAACTTGAAACATTAAAACCCCCCTATAAATTCAGAACATTTTTTAAATAAATTACCGGTGCCGGTTCTGTCGGCGATCCCCGCAGCAGCACTCTTTAATAATTTCTGTGATGATCTTATCTGATTGTTTACAGCCGGTGATAACATGTTCGAATTAAAGCCAGCCGATGACGCATAAGACAAAGTGCTGGTAAACCTCATTTTTTTAAATCTAATCACCATCTCGGATACACTACGTGTATCACCTTGGGTAATGGTTATCATCTCAATGGCCATATTATCAAATGACTTCCATGGGGTAATGATAGAAAAAATCTCTTTTGATTGCCAAAGATTGTAAAAGTACTCAAATGCCTGCGTCTGCTTGGTCGATTTGCTTGTATTTGCCCCGATAATAGATGAATACATTGAATATAAATCGTCGGATACTTTTGTTGCGTTTTTTATCTGTGTTTCCACCCGAGAAATAGTATTTAAAACGGTTTGAGTGGCCATACTAAATGCCGGACATAAATTTGCTATTGGGTTAAATGTCCTCACACTATTGCTGGCAGACGTTGTAATAGTTTGTACGTTCGCCTTCAATTCTGATATCGACCCTTTTACCGATATAATTTCCGGCTTAATAGCTATATGATCCTGCAACGGTGAATTGTCTTCTGAATAATGGTCGGTTATATCTGACTGAAGCGTTATCGAGTCTTCATCAACTACGTCAAAATAAAAACCATCTATGTATGTGTTATTTCCTGGGAATTGCGGGTTTTTATTTGGTCTCACTAAGGCTTTTGCCGTTGTTGTTACCGCCGTCTTAAAAGGTGATGAATCAAGAAATGAGGTCAACCGGGTGGTATTGGCTTTTAGCTCATTTGAAAAACTTTTTAGGGATGTTGATATAATATTCATGGCCTAGCAAATCCCATATTTTGGGTCGGTATCTGAGTATAAGTATCATTGATTTGACGCTGGAAAACCTTTTCCACTAAATTTGCCGTGACTTGAGGGTTGTTAGCCTCGTGGATTGTAAAATTATTTGTTATTGAGTGCCCCTTCACTGAAGCAATTTGACTATTAATGTCATTTTTTCCGCCAATGAGATTGTTTTGTGATGATTTAATAATATTATCACTTTTTTCTGTCGAGACAGGGGCGTTTGATAAAAGCGAAGGAAGTTTTATAATTCCACCTAGAATGATGTCACTAACCTCATTTATCATTTTTTCATTTTGTGATGATTTAATAATATTATCACTTTTTTCTGTCGAGACAGGGATGTTTGATAAAAGCGAAGGAAGTTTTATAACTCCACCTAGAATGATGTCACTAACCTCATTTATCATTTTTTCAAATGGAGCGGTATAATTTAAAGCTTTTTCAAAATATTCTTTTTGCTCTTTGGTGTATTTTAAATACTCGGTGCTTTTCCGGAAGGTATCGACGTCCGACGTATTGACAGCCCCGTGAGCATCTCTTCCCTTGTTATATGCCATCTGAAGTTCCGGTGACTTTTCCATTGTCCTGTATTCTTTAAATGACAAGCCGCCCTTTGCTTTTGTGTTTGTAAATTCCATAACTTTCTCAATTACATTAACAAAAAAGCCTAGCAAAACCGACGCTCTATCTAACCAGTATGATATAATTTTAAATACAACTTCACCCAAAACTTTTGCACCTTCTAAAGCCTGAACTAGCTCTCCTGACACAATATCTTTTAAGCTTGTAAATAACGGCTTAAAATCTTTCATCCAATTGGGTAAAAAATCTATTTTTTTGAAAAACTTCTCGATTCGGCCAATAATACTATCACCGCCCTTTAGATATACATAAATGTCATCCAATATTAAAAATAGTGCCAGAAATGCTGCCGTTATTGGCGCAAAGGCAACCATTGCCACTGCCCCTATAGCCACTAACGCAGTTTTTAATATCGGGAATTGCTCTATTAATCGGCCTGTATAACGGAAAGCGTCCTGTGCGCCCATTGATATATGTTTGTAAATCTCAAGTGTTCCCTCTAAAGCTGGTTTTAATGCAATAACAATACGGCTTATAGTTGATGATAATGTGAAGGTTAAATCTTTTAATGTGCGATTTAACTCAAGCAATTTCGCATATTCTTTCTCGGATAAAATGAGTTCTTTATTAACCTTTCCCAGCTCAAACGCTTGACTTCTGAAGATATTTAAAAAATTCTGACCTATTCCCATCTGTCCCATAATCTGCGAGGCTATTGCCGGCGGCATATTGGCTGTCGCTGATCTAACTCTTTCCAATACTTTAAAAGTGTCCTGCTCTCGCACGTTGACACCTAAAAGATAAAAGGGACGAGCGTTCCCGCCACCCATTAAAATTTCCGCTTGAGCTTTCTGAATGGATTTTATTGTTTGGACAAGGTCTTGGCCGGATACATTATTTTGTTCTGCTGCGTACTGCCATATTTTCATCTGTCTGGCAGATAACCCCGTTTGAAGTGCAAAATTACTATATTCAACGGCCCCTCGGATACTCTCTTGTGTTGTCAATGATATCGCCGCAGCTATGCCAGCAATTTCCATTTTGGTTTTTAGGCTCGAATTAAATAAGGAGTCTAGCCCTGACTTAAAGCTATTTAGTCCGGTAGCGTCCCCCTTTGCCCCTATCGAAACAAAAAATTCTCCAAGTTTCATGGTGTTTCCTTATTTAACTCAAAATATGCGTTTTCGTATTGGTTGCAAAAATACTCATATTCCAACGCGCTCATCACATACTCTGATGGCATAGCCATAATTTCATTTATGGTCCCATATCCCGCCCGCGATAGTTTTAATCCTATTAAAATTAAATCATTACAATTAATAGCCGTTTTAGGTAGTCGCCGGCTGCTTATTTCGACGGATTCAGTAATCCTAAAACGCTTTTGGGTAAAAAAGGCATCAAATTATATTTGAGTACCTCCCATAAAACGATAATGTAGTCTGACCGTGACTCTAGTGATTCAAAGGTATCATTTGATATTTTTTGGCCGTTATACAATGCTCTGTCTAATGCAGGTCTTAAATCTGATAACATTTGATCGGATGCAATAAAATGACAAACTATATTTTTCAACGGGGTTAAATCGCTTGACATGATGTCGTTCAAATTAAACCCTGATATATCAACATCTTTCATTTCTCTTAAAACAGATTGAGACAGTTTAAATCCTGCCTCAACACTTAACATTGTGATCTCAAGTTTCGCGCCGCTCTGTAGCGTAATGGTTGTGTTCATTAGGAAATGCTCCTGCTTTCAGCCGTAAACTTCATCATATAAATTGCCACGCCTTGCTCAACATCGCCCTCAACGTTTGTTTTAAACTCAGGGTTGCTTTTTGTAAACACTCCACCGGTTAACATGTAATTGTCGGCACCGGCTGAAGGGCCAAGCATCCTGGTAACGTCAATGCTTAATAAGCTAAAATTGTTAAAATTACTCTTCATTAACGATAACGCTGTAAGAATCTTTTTATCATCGTCGCAGCCTCTTAAGACTTTTAATGTAACATCCACAACTTTTCCCATTTCATTGAATGAATAAATGGCTACACCGTCTTTTCCTCGTTTAACATTTACGATATCATTTGGGAATGCAATTGTTAAAACGTCACCACTTACAAACCCCGTAAAAATGTCGCCGTTAAATTTTATAGTATCATTGCCTGTAAAACATACTTTACCCATAATCGTAACCTCCTTTATTTGTTGACACTAATAATAATGTCAGATGAATGAATTGCTCCTTGGTACTTAATTGCAACTTGAATGACTGGGGATTTTCGGTCTTCCCGATCAGCTACCGACTGGCTCGATATAGGTGATGAATACAAGTAGTATCCTTTTTCAATAATATTGCGTAAAAAGTTTGCTTGGTCACCAAACGTATCCGCTGCTGTCCACGTACCGGGCCCAACAAACCGATTTGATACGGCCTGATCGCATAATAGCCGGATAGCTGATTTAATCGCGTCCATACCATCCTCGGTCTGAGGAATTTTTGTGGCTGTCGTCGCTAGAACATTAAAAACGTTTACTTGTAAAGAAAGCTTAAACCATAACAGATTAAAAATATCATCAAAAAAACTATTTGTACCGCTTGAATAAATCTTTGATAAATTTGCAATCAATGGATAACAATCTGCACCAACGGCTAACGCTTTTCCTAGTATTGTCTGGGTAATGGATGTGTCACCCGTGATACCTGTTAGCGTTTTTAAATGCTGCGTTGTGGTAGTGTTTGATGCGTTAAAATTAACGGCCATACCTCTCGATGCATAGGCTGCTGCGAAAATACGCGCGGTCTGATCTGATACGGAGTAATAAAGACAACGTGTATTGGTATTTCCCGCTGATCTAACATTGTCAAAGTCGCTTGACGAATTTAATTGAGTTACATCACTGGATGGGAAAAATAATAGTTTATCAATTCCCTGAACATAAGTCGCTAATGCACTGCCGTTGACTTCGCTAGTTAAACTTTTTGTTGCTAAAATACCTTGATAATAGATGATGTCCTTTGTTCGGATAATAGCGTTTTTAACGGTCTCTGTAGCACCAGATGCCTGTCCATCAACGGTGGTTCCTAATAAAACGTCCAGATATCCAAGTGCGGTAATGTCGGTACCAGATGATGCCGCTTGAATTTTTACTTTTGATGCCGCGCCAGTGGTAGCAGACGTAAAAACAATGGTTCCTCCTGATACTGCCGCCGTTACTCCCGATGCTGTGATACCCGCACTTATTATGCTTGCAATATGAGCTAACGTTGGAGCCACTCCAAAAGATAATCCTGTAATAGTTGTGTATGTGCTAGCCGCGTCAATTTTAACCTTTAATGCGCCGTTAGCAACACTGTCAAAATTGCTTGTATTTAAACTGATGTCGGGAGTGTTAAAAGTGCCCGCCGTTGCTGATGTGGTTAATAATGGGATGACTACTAATTTACCACCACCAACTAAAATATTTGGTGCCTGTGCAAAAATGGCTGTCGCTTGTAAAAATGTCTCACTGGCAGACCCCCATATTGTTGCAACAGTGGTTGGGTCAGTATATACATCGTAAACATCAGATAATGGAGTGACTGGCGTCTCTGCTGTAAAAATAGCAATATTTGATGTGCTATATTCAGCTGCCCCCGCAGATGCTTGCGAAACGCTTACGCTTACAATATTTGCAATATTAATCTGGTTCATAAATTTACTCCTTTTTTATTTGTTTGTTTTGACCAAATATGAATACGTGTCAAAATAATTAATGCTTTTAGTCATTTCTAGCGTCGAGTAAACATGTACTGACGCGTGATACCTATTTAATCTTGCAGCTCCCTCCAAATAGGATAAATCAATAAAATTTATTGGTAATCGGCATATTTTAATATTATATTTTTCCTGTTGCTGTTGGCTATAAACCGATTGCAGCGCTATGATGATTTCATATCGGCGCAATAATGCCTGTATTCCTTTTGACATTATATCAATGCCGATTATCTCAAGTTTTTGAATTGTCTTCGTTTCGGTGTATCCGGTTTCTGAAGCATAGCTTTGAACATTACTTCCACAATAAACGATCGCGCTTATGATGGAGAGGGACACATATAAATCCTCGTTTGGTGGTATGTCCCATTTTTGATTATACACCAAAACCTGATTTTCATTTAATACCAATTCAGCTCGGATAATATCGCATAAAATCTGAATGGGCATTGGTTCCGGAACATTATTTGTCATGGTTTGGCATAATCCTTTATAGCGTGATATTCCACATATCCGTAACTGTCCCAGTTCCAAGTTCCTAAAATTCTGTAATTTTCTCCGTTATATTTAATAATGTCGTCCGTGTTTAAAACTAAGCCCGGCAACGCGTGAATTTGTAGCCATTGCCAAGACCGCTGACCTTCAGGTTTTAATAAAAGGTCTTTCCGGTTTAGTGGCTGGACAACGCCCATAAAAGTTGTATCAACAAACGTCTCAGTCATTAATCCACCACTTACGCTTTGGGCTTTAACACTAAACGTAATAGCCCTAAACCATCCACGCAATGTCCCACTCATAATTGGTAGCGATGCTGTGTTTTGATCTAGCGTCATTATATTTGCGTTAAAGATAGGTGACACGTTGCTCATTGTGATACCACCTGACTTGATACTGACTTTCTTAATTGTGCGGTATCAATACCAATGGCTGATGAGCCTTTTAACTTGATGGTGATTGGCGATAATCCGGGCCACTTTCCATCCCCCTCTGTTTCAAACGCCTCTTGAATTTTATCTTCAACTATCGCTCCAATAATCTGTAAAGAATCGTCCTGCTTTCCCCTTTTCGCCATAAGTTCAATAATTTTTTTGTCTTGTTTTATGATATTTATAATGGATGACGTGACGGAAGCCATTAGCCAAGGCCGCGCCGGTACCTTTTTACTAACAACACCAAATTCTAATGATGCCCCCACGTCAGCGTTAGATGGGTTTTCTTGATAAGTACGTAGTAATCCTTCTCGGATAGACTCGGGAATGGATTCATCATTTTTAAACTTGTTATATCGGGATAGTAAATAGTCGTTATTACGCGCCGCACCCTCTGATAATACGCCCACTTTTACATAGGATCGACCTGCAAAGGCTTTTTTTAACTTTTCCAATCCATCTGTGTTGTATTTAATATCCATTATGCTGGTGTGGTTGTTCCGGCGGCTATAACAAAATTTCCAATCAGACGAGGGATAATGTTTGCTAAATAATGAGTTCCATATCGGGTGGTGGCTAAAAAGGTATAGTATGGGTTCTTTTTAATGGTGTCGGGAATGGAAAAAGACTCTGATACACTTCCTACGATTTTTGATTCAGTCAGCCAAGGAAAAGACCCGTTAATTCCCTGTGAACTAGTCATAAGATCATTACATAAATAATGTGCTGTTAACCATAAAAACTCAATGGTGTATTCTGCTTGTGAACTAAAAAGTGCTTGATTGATATTTAATGCCGCCAGGTTAATGGCTTTATCGATGTCAGCATCAAGCACTTTTGTCGGATCTGTCTGATCCGCGGCGTATTGGAAATCACGAGTAAAATATGCTTTAAAATCAACTTTAGTCGGGTTTGTATACGCCACATTATCATCCTTTATTAACTGTTTTTCGTCTCGCCGGCGGATTGCGTAATACTATCATCGCGCTTGGTAATTACTTTTGTCTTAGAAACGGGTGCTGAGCGATCTGGTAATTGTACTGGTGCAATTATTGCTTTTGGTTCGACCGGCTCGACTTCTGTTTTTTCGGTTTTCTTGATTTTCAAAGGTTCCATTGCTTTAAACGCTTGTGGATACATACCCAAAACGCGAGTCCCTTCTTGGTCATCAACCTCAAAAGTCTCTCCAGCATCAATCATCCCAAAACTAAATTTATACTGCGCAGACGAAACATTTTGCATTAACATTGTTGACTCCTCTTATTGTTTAAGTATGGTCGAAATACATAACTTCTAAATCGCGGTAAATAGCTGTTCCCGTGAACTGGCCATATCCAACATTTTGGAAGTTGAAATTATCTAGGCTGTTGAATTGCGTTGCTGTTAAATCAACAGGGATATTCATTGTCATGGTTTCTTTGTTGTGCCGGTACAACGCATAACGATAAACATTTGCGCTGCGTGTTGACATTTGAGCTAACTCGCAATATGCCTGCGGCAGAATTTTGAATTGCTCTTCAGGATCACCCGCGCCAATACCAAACCCAGCTAAAACAACTTTAAAAGCGTCTTCCAAATATTTAATTTTGGAAATATTCGGGAATTGCACTGATGCTGCAGCACCTAATCCTAAATAGTCACTTGCCGGAATAACAAATCGGTTGGGGACAGTTGTGCTGTTGGTGTTGGCAAAATATTCAGCTAACAAGATAGCTACAAAATTTTGAAAGTCATCGGCACCTAAAGTGCTGATCATATCCGTAATTGTAGTTGTGTTTGGCGTTACGTTTGCATTGTTCAATAAACCAGTAACGCTGGTGTCTGTCGGATGGCCAAGCATACAAATTTCTTGCAATCCTAAATCCCACTCTTTCTTGCGTGCTTCTAATGAGTTGGTGATCAGGTCGAAATTTAATGACATCATGGCTTGATATACATCGAAAATGCTATACCCAACTTGTTTTCCCCAATTTAAAATAGGGACGTTCATCGGTTTAACGGTGGTAGTTACTTTTGACAATCTGGAATTGTTCCCAGTATTAATTAACCCATCCCAAAAAGAACCTCCAACGGGCGCGGTTAATAACCGGATTAAATTTTGTTGAAAAGCACCATATCCTACTCGAACGGGTACATAGCTACTCATTTTAAACTCGTAAAATTTTGCATGAGTTAAAATATCTTTCTCGATTTGGGTTAGTGTATCAATAGTGAATTGATATGCTGAGTCCTGTGTTGAAATACTATTTTGAATCTGTTTGTGATTCATGTGTGGTAGTGGCTGGACGTCTTCTAATCTTAAATCTTGGTCTGACATATTCTTTCTCCTTTCCTTATGATTTCTGAAAATCTAATTTAACACGGATGAGTTGGCCTTTAGCTGATGCTGCGTCCAACGCGTACCCAATACGTTTGCCAGAATTTTGTGTTAAAACTTGTTTGTCTGCGACAACCCATTCAACGGCTCCCCCTGCGGAAATTGCCGTATTTGCTTCCATCCATACATATTCTCCATCAATGGCGATTTGTGTGTAATTGCCTTTTACATAGGTGTTTTTCTTGACGCTGTAAATAATGACTCCAAACTGTGCAACAGTATTGACCGTCACCTGATCCACAATTGGTAAATGGTCTGAGGTTCCAGACGCTAAAAGTACAACATCACCAACATATAACGCGGTGGCTACGCTACTCGCGTAAATTTGTACGCTTAATAATGACTGTGGCGATAATTGTAGGTCTAAAGTACCTACGGAATTTTGGACATTAAACTGGTTTAAAAAAGCATTTGATGTCATTTGATCTTATTCCTTTCTTTTTAATATTTTTCGCTTCCAGCTTTGTACTGAGATTCTTTGCTCATGTAAGCTGAAATAGCGTTAGAACCGGATTGATTTGACAACTGGTTAAGCTTGTCAAAGTGAGACTTATCTGCTTTTTTTGAGTTTGATTTAATAGTCTCTTTTTTTGTTTGGTCTTTATCTTCTTCGATTGATTTTGACTTGTCTTCGTCATCATCATTTTTCTTGTCTGACTTTTTTGATTCATCATCATCATTCGATTTTTTATCTTCGTCGGATTTTTCGGATTTTTTAGATTTGTCTGACTTTTTTGATTCATCATCATCATTCGATTTTTTATCTTCGTCGGATTTTTTAGATTTGTCCGCGTCCGATTCATTTTTTTTCATATAATGCTTTTTAAGATCGCTGACTTTATATTTTTCCCCATTGTGTTCGACCTCATCGTCGTCACCTAGATAATCGTTTTTTTTATGCTCCGGATCGGATTCCTCTTCTTTGATGAACTCCTTTAGCAGTTTTGAGACAGGTACTTCTTCACCATTAATTTTGACTAAACGATCATTGTCATCTGTAATACGTTGCTCTGGTTCTTTATCTTCGTTTTTTTTATTTGACTTCAGAAAAAACTTCATTTGTTTTACTCCTTTTTTAGAATTTAATTTAATTGACGCCCCTTCATATCTGGGGTTTTCAACTAATGCTAAATGATTTCCACTAAATTCGAGGATTTCATTGTCATAGTGCGCGGCGTGCCATTCGCCTCCTTTCGAGTCTTTCCTAACGGCATCGTAAGCACAAGATACCGACCAATTATCGTCTTTAATTTTCTTTTTGCCGTCATCCCCGTGCATTACCCCCCTGGCGTGATACCATCCATCCTCTGCACAAAAATAAACATCGTGGATATAGCCCTGCGCCTTGTCTTCCATATTACCCGGTGCCAACTTATCATCATGATTAATTATTACCGGGCGACCTATAAACGTCCTAACAAATTTATCAATTGTGTCCTTCTTCAACAAAGATACACCCTGATTGATATCTTCATAACTGGCGATCCCCGGCTCAATAAACGCTGAATCAAATGGCTCGCCCCAATCCTTTGCGTTTTGTTTTTGTTCTTGAGTATAATAATGTGGGTCTTTTTTTAAATGGTCGCGCACAATACCCCCAATGATTAAAGGATCCTCGCCTACTGTCTCAAAATGCTCGGAAGCTTCTTCGTTTAATCCTTTTAAAAAATCTTCTGAGTATTCATATTGAATGTCTTCAGCGATCTTTTTTGCGTCTTCTTCATCAAACATCGTTTTTTCTCCAAAAAAAAACGCGAGCCAACAAGTTTATATTCTTGTTAGTTCGCGTTCAGTGTATCTGATTAGCGATCAGATTCTATTTAATTATTTAATCAGATTCTATTTAATTATTTATCTACCCGCACTTTATCAATTATGCGATCCCATCCTATACATTTTTTATGATGTATTATCAGGTGTATTTCTCCAAAGTCCGGCAATTCCGGTGATTCAAGTCCAATTTCTAAAAAAAAACGGGCTGACGCTTCTGGAATTTTATCCTTTTTTACAGTCATGCTAATTTCATTTTAACAGACGTCCTACGTAAGTCAAACAAAATAGGCGAACAATTATGATAATGTCCCCGTTCCTGGCAAGCCAGACCCCCCACCTAATGCTCCTGGGATTGTTACCATAACCGTCGCTGTTTTAATGTAGGTGTCAATTGCGTTTGACATATACGCCGCAAAATCTGCTTCGCTCATCTGCGAGCCTTTTGCTGAGTTAAATATTGATAATAGTGATGCCTGTAATGTTGCGGGATTAAGTGCCACTTTTTACCTCTTTTAGAATGATAATGTCCCAGTCATTTGCCAATAACTCAATAATTGACGGATTCCAAGGCGCGGATATATACGGCTGTTTCTCATCTAATGTTCTCATCCTAACCATTAAAATAGGGGTGAATCCCATATCTTTTACATCGCTTTTTAGCTGGATCAGATGAACTGACATGTCCGACTGCTTCCAGCATTGCCGCTGAATAATCTTTCCTGATTTGACGGCTTCAAGTGCTACTGAAAAACTTGTTAACATTTCTTTTTCTTCCTTTCCTTTTATTCAAAAATTGGCCGTGCTACGCATCGGCATCCGTAATCCTCTCCTGGATTTGCTCGCTTCCCTGTCAAATGATTCACGACTGGCGGATCATCCCAGCTAAATATCATTCCATCTAAGCTCTTGTGATCTTCGCCGGCCTTGACCTGAGATGGATTTGCCGGCCGAACCCGTAGATCGTGAGATGTTGACCATTTATATTTTGTTATTCCAATTTCCTTGTATCGTGATTCCCTGAATTTTGAGACTAAAAGACTCGTCTCTTGACTGGCTAAAAATACGGCCTTCTTTCGCGCAATATTATACTCGTGCATTAAAACCTCGGATAGCCTGATCCGTTTTGGTGCTTTGCTTTCAAGCCTCTTAACCATAGCTTGCCTCATGTCTATCACCATTTTGTCAGAGAAATTCTTGACATCTAATTCTAAATTATTTATATATTCACGGGCTATATCCGATCGGTTTACGTCTGTCAGATTGGGTATAATACTAATATCAGCAGATTTAATTGATGATATAAATTGATCCTGCAACCTGTCTACTGTGCGAAGAAGGATATCTTTTAACATTGACGGATTAAATATAGGATGAACCTCTTCCAATGATTCTAATAGACGCGTTTGCTGAATCGAGTTTGATTGATTTATATCTCTTAATAATGCGGATAACTCAATTGGTAATTTTTCTTCTTGTAGCTCAAATGCCTTTTTTGATGAGACATAACGTGCCCCTAAATCGTGCAATGCTCGGCTCGTTGAAGCATTAAAATTCCCATAGACAAAACCGTTATCATAAATAAGTAATCCATCCCGTAATGCATGTATTAAATTGGGATAATCGGTTCGTGCATTAAAAAATTTTTTGCCGTCTTGTTGAAATGTCTGGTTATGGATTTTTTTTAGTATAGCTGAGAATATACATAATAAAATGGTTTCTAGCTCTTTGATCTCTTTTTTGGGTGCTATTATCGGTTTTAAATACCGCATAATTTAACTGGTTCCCTGTACCCTTACTTGCGCGATGCTTTGATCCATGTCTTTAATATATTCGGGTAGCTCAGGCTCTCGTTTGCCCGCCAATATATCTGATTTAATATTGATGATTTTATCGGTCTTCAGCGCGTCCCCAAATTCCTCCTCAGTTAGTAATCCGCGGTCATATAAATGTAAATATCGATCTTGCTTTGATGATTTTATCGTTTCGGCCTGCTCTTCATTCATGATCCGTAACGATTCAAATTCAATCTCCAGGTTAGGTATAAATCCAAATAACTTTTGACAACATATTTCAATTAATTTGATGATATGACCCTTGCTTTTCGATCTAATTTCCGTCTCAACCATGGAATTATAATTCTCGATATCATCCTCGCCTGAACTAAATCCCGATGCTGACAATCCAAACAGTTTAGCTAATGGCATTTTCAGGTCGGCAGCAATTCCTATTCGGTTCTGTTGCAGTATCTCAGCTAGTCCCGAAAATGTAATTTGCTTCTGATCATACTCATCTTCTTTGTCCATAGTAACGGCATTCATATAATTTTTTTGTGAATTGGTAATGTCGATTTGCGCCTTAACCATCCGGGCACTATCTCCTGTCAATAGGGACGCGTTGTACCCCTGTATTTTATAAATATCAATTTTTGCCTCGTCAAGCAATTCATAAATTAAGTTTTGGTTTTTTATATATGCGTTAACGGATCGTAACATTCGTTCGACCTCTGACAATCCCCACCCCTGCAACTGGCGGCGTATAAAACTTGGTGCTTCTTTGCCGGAGAACTTCAAAATCCGTGTTTTATGGATTGGTTGACCGTAATAATTATATGGACATGCAATATCGTCGGCTAATGACCAACTATAAAGCATTTCCCACCGGTCAGCGCTAATAAAAGATAGTGGCGTATCTCTCCCAATCAATTCAATTTTTAACTCGTCGGTTGGGGTTTGGTCAGTATTTATTATAATACCTGCGCCGCCAAATAATCGTTGCCATTTTAAGGCCGATCTTAAAACGTCCCAAACATTTTGGCCTTTTTCGTTAATACGCGTTTCCATAAATCGTTGGAGTTCTTCGATGTCGTCGGAATTTAGTTCGTCTGATTTTATTTTTAATCCGCCCCGAAACGCATCGTCTACAGGTTGGTCAATTGCCGTTTGTAAAACGCCATATGTATTATAGGCGTATGACAACAATGTCCTATTTAGTGTTAATAGTGCGTAGGCATTACTATTAATAAGCTGATCTTGAGATGATAACGGAGAATATGACGTACCCGTCGGTAAAAAATCTAGCACATTCAAAAACCCTGAATCGTTGTTGACACGTTTGACATCGGCCTGATATTGAATTTGATGAATTTCATTGGGTAACGACTGAATTGGAGTCATAACCGTTGGTTTTTGTGGGTTTTGTTGCGGCATTGATGACTGAATGTAATTATTCCGTCGATTTTTTGACATATCTTCATTATATACACATTTTAGCGCATATTTCTATACACATCGAAAATTGATACGTTCCTTTTAATCAAAAATGATAATGCATATCGCAACGCGTCAATAATATGATTGTGCTTATCAACAATATCTCTCAAAATTTCACTTGTGTTTTTGTCTATTTTATAGGCATATCTTGCAAACTCGTCAGCTGTGTTTTTACATCGTGGGTGGATAATTATTTTTTCAAATGATTTCAAAAATGCAATCCCGTCTTCAATTGATTCTGGCCATTTTGGGGCTGGATCAATATTGAATCCATGGCGTTTTACGTATGATATTGTCTCCGGCCTGGACCAATCACCCAATATTTTAATTTTTCGAATATCTGGTATGCGATCAAATGCGCTTGGTAATGCGTCAATTTCAATCCCTACTCCGTACGCCTCATAATCGATAAATAGCCGGCGACCTCGTATAAAACAACGCAACGCGGCAAACGGATCAGATGAGAACCCCCAATCTGCGCCACCGTATAATCGACCATCATTTTCGGGGTTGTACGGCTCAAAATCATCTACTTTATATTTTTCCTTAAAAATAATTGAATCGGATAATTTTTTCGGCTGGCCTTCCCAGATATTCAAATATGCGTCATAATCCACGCGTTTAATGTATTCCATTTCCTGTCGCAAAACCTCGGGGAAAAATGGATTATCATAATAATTTACTTTTTGAATATATGCGTTCGGCGGCGTATTGACTATAAAACGCTGATAGGTCGCATCCGATTCGTTTTCGGGATTAAACGAGATAATTATTTCTGATTTTTCTCTCCGGATTGTTGGTATTAGAATTTCCCAATTATCATGTGTTACATATTGCGCCTCTTCGATCCAGCACCAATCGACGCCCTCGGTTGATTTGATTTCCGCGATCTGGCGCGACAATCCCTTAAAAATAATTTCGGACCCTGTACACGAAATTATGGAATCTTGCTTGATAATAAAATTTTTGGATAGCCCTAATGTAGCAATTCGGTCGCTCAAAAGTTTGTGCACCGAATCTCTAATTGAATTTTGAAACTGGCGGGTACATAGCCCGCGATATTTACCTGAAATGGATTTGATAATACGAGTGTCCGCAACCCCCCAGGATTTGGCCCCGCCTCTCCCTCCATAAAGAACTTTATATCGTCTATCCGAGAATAGGCACCGCGCTATTTTTACAGGTAATTGTAAACTTAAATTAGTCAGTTATTTTTTCCCCGTCTGGATACACCCCAGATTCTATGGAGGTTGCCGGCATTATATTGATATTTAAAGGCAGCAGCTGGCTCAAAGTCGCCCCGCCGCTCATCAACTCAATGGGAGACAGCACTTTGCCCTCTGTCCGATCCAAATAGGTCTCGATCCCCTTATAGTTTCCCTTAACCGCATCGGCGCAAACACGTAATGCGATCAATTCCGAAACAGACATTTTCTTTTTCAGTATTCCTTCGAGTTGCGGCAATTTTAACTGCGAAACGTCAATTTTCGCATTCAAAAACTTTTTGAGATACGTCGAAATAAAATGAGGGCTTTTTTTTGAGCCATTCCCAGGAATTGGCCCATGTCCTTTTTGAAACGGTTTTAAATTTTCTGGAACTCCACCTTTTCTTGGCATCTTATCTCCTTTTTTTCTCGATTTTTATATCTGGATCAAGTTTTTTCATTCTATTGATAATTATCTGGCAATATTTTGGATCGATTTCGATTCCAAAACATCGTCGATTTAATTGATAACATGCAACCATTGTGGTCCCTGATCCCAAAAAGCAATCATAAACAATTTCATTTTTTAAAGAGCTGTTCATTATAAATTCAGACAATAATTCAACTGGTTTCATTGTCGGATGTCCTTCATTTCTAAATGGCTTTTTAAAATCAAAAACGGTTGTTTTTGTTCGATCATTTATGAAATAGTGTTTCCCAGGTTTCCAACCATAAAGAATGGGTTCGTGTTGATAATGGTAATCGCTGTGACCAAGTACCAGTTGTCCTTTATTCCAAACCATGCATTGGTGCAGCGCATTAAAATCAATCATCGTTTTCATGAATCCAAGTTGTAACATTCCCTGCGGGCATGTTACGTAAATTGAGCACCCATCTTTTGCGGCGGTGAATGCAGCGGTGAATGCAGCGGTGAATAATTCGTGTGTTTTTTCTGGCGTAAGCGCATCATTTTCTATTTTAAGGTTTTTCTCTGTTTTGCCTACATATTTAACACCATATGGAGGATCAGTAACGATTAAATCAATTTGATTTCCGGTGAGTAATTTTTCAACATCATAAATCATGGTGCTATCCCCACATAGAAGCCGATGATCACCAATCTCAAACAAATCGCCTGAAACAATATCTGTTTCAATTTGATCTGGTATTTCATAATCATCATCAACAGCATCAATTTGTTCAGCATCGATATTAAAATCAAACTCTTTAAAACCCCAATCCATCAAATCGCTTTTGTCAAAAAATGAATTAAGGATATCAAAATCGAATTCGCCTGTATTTTTGTTAAGCCTAATATTTAGTTCTTTTTCCTTTTCTGGCGATAGATCAACGTAAAAAACGGGTATTTCGTTATGCCCGAGCTTAGACCATACTTTTAAACGTTGATGCCCGCCAATAACGATATTTTTTCGATCAGGATTTGAATTTGCAATGATCGGATCGACGATACCAAATCTTCCAAGTGATTGCCTTAAATCGGATTCTTGTTTTTCGGATAGTTTTCGTGGATTGTATTCTGCTGGCATTAAATCGGATATTTTTACATTTATGATTTGCATATATAAAAAATAGCATAAAAAATTTATATTTCAATACATTTTTGGTATATAAAGGTGAAAAAAGCTAAAAACTAAAGTTAAAATCGGACATTTCGAACATTTAATCAAGTGCAAATCTTTGTTCATTCGATTTTCCAAACCCCTTAAACTCGATTTTAGATGTATATTTATCAAAAAAATCCAGAACAAACGCACATAAATCCGCATCATCCGTTATATCCAAATTTTCAACCCTGATATTAGTGTATATAAATAGTCGTTGACAATAGCTACTATATATAGTATTATTAATATATAAAGTTGAGTTGTCAACTCTAATAAATTTAAGGAGGTTAAATTATGAATCCAACAATAAAAAATCATAAAGAAAAAATAATAGGTTATAAAGCTTTTAAAAAAGATGGGGATAAAATATTTACCGATGGAATGGGCCATTCTAAACGAGTATATTTTGAAGAAAATGGTATATATGAGACAGATGGCCTTCCTGTTTTATGCGAAAATGGTTTTCATTTTTTTAGACATTTTTGTTTTGCTATCGATTATTTAGAACCTGAAAACGTAATCCACAAAATTGAAACAATAGGAGACGTTCAGGAAGATACAGAAAAATGCGTAACAAATAAAATAAAAATTCTAGGTTTTTGTTATGAAGAATTTGAATCACACCGAAATAATGGCGACCAAAATAATGGCGACCAAAATAATGGCGACCAAAATAATGGCGACCAAAATAATGGCTACCGAAATAATTGCTGGAAAAATAATGGCGACAAAAATAATGGCTACCAAAATAATGGCGACCAAAATAATGGCGACCAAAATAATGGCGACCAAAATAATGGCTGGCGAAATACTGGCTGGCAAAATAATGGCTCCCGAAATACTGGCTGGCAAAATAATGGCTCCCAAAATAATGGAAATAAAAATAATGGCTCCCAAAATAATGGCGACCAAAATAATGGCTCCCAAAATAATGGCGACCAAAATAATGGCTCCCAAAATAATGGCTGGCAAAATAATGGCGACCAAAATAATGGCGACCGAAATAATGGCGACCGAAATAATGGTTGGAAAAATAATGGCGACCAAAATAATGGCTACCAAAATAATGGCTCCCGAAATAATGGATCCCAAAATAATGGCTCCCAAAATAATGGCTCCCGAAATAATGGCTACCAAAATAATGGCTCCCAAAATAATGGCTCCCAAAATAATGGCTCCCAAAATAATGGAAATTTTAATTATTGTAATGGATTTGAAAATTGGTTTTGTACAAAAAAACAATTTTTTTTACTGGATAAAAAAATAAAAGAAATACCTCAAGAATTAAAAAATATAGATTTATGTTGGTTTGAATTAAAAAAAGAAGAAAATTTTAATTATAAAAAAGCTTGGTCGAGATGTCCCGCTAAAATTTTAGATCAATTTCGTAATATACCAATTTTTAAAAAAGAAATTTCAAAGGAAAAATTTTTCAAAATAACTGGATTAAAATTATAAATAAGGAGAACAATTGAAAAAATACAAAACGCCTAGTTATGTTAGAAAACAGCTCGAAAAATATAAATTAAAAGCTGTATCAAAAGGAGTGCAATCGAAATGGCCGATCTGTTAGATCAATTTGATAAGTTTGGATGATGCATGGCTAAAATGGCTAAAAAAAAATGAAACGGAGGAAAAATAATGATAGTAATTGAAACGAAAAAAGAACTAAATGCCTTTAAGCTCGAACACAATATAAAGAGATTGCCGCGCGCCGGAAGATCAATCGTGATAGCGATACCAAAGTACAAAAAAATACTTGGCAACGAATTTGACATAGAGCTGTTTTTTAATGAAAATAGCCAAAAATGGTGTACCCAAATAATATAGTCGTTAGACTAGTCTAATTTTGTGTGTAAGGGAAATCTAAAAATGAATATTGCGGGAACTATTATAGATCAGTTAGGCGGCTCAAAGTTTATGATAATGACAGGTTCAAAAAACTTTTTATCGACGGCCACCGGTATATTATTTCATATTGTGGGTTGTAAAAAATATAACAGATGTCAAATAAAACTAACAAATAGGGATGATTATGATGTCATGTTTTTCAGGCTAACCAGCCGGCTTGATATTGTCAGCGAAAAAGTTTTGAACGGTGTTTTTTGTGACGGACTGCAAGATATTTTCACATCTGAAACAGGGCTATTATGCTCGTTATAAAATTATATAAAAGGGGTTAAATTATGAAGACTATATCTGATTTTGCTATATTTTTTCTTGAAATTATTCCTATTGTTTTTGGGCTGTCAATAATTATATCTATTATTGAGGTTGAGCTTGAAAAACGCGCATTTGAAAAAAAATATTTAAAAAATGTGGGGAAATTATAATGACATTATGCCATTTAATTCAAGATATCGTTTTTACTGGATTGTTATTGTGGGGGGTAATTGTCCTAATTATTGTGACAATAGAATTAATAAGGGAGGTTGAAAATGGATAAATCTGTTGCTTATGTAAAGAAAATGCCGAATGCGGCTGTGTCGGTCAGATTAAGGGAAGAGCTGACGAAATTCAAAGATAGGGGTTTCTGGAGTCGTGGTGAGTATTGCGATTGGATCGCAGAGCAGCTGGATAGTTATGTTTACGAAGGAGTAACAAAATGAATCCAACACTTAAAATTAATTCTGAAGAAATAATTGGATACAAAGCGTTTAAAACTGATGGGGCTGGAATTTATACTGATGGCAACGGAAATTCAGAACGACATTATTTTGAAGTTGGAAAAATCTATGAAATTGACGGCGATATTGAGCTATGCAAAAAAGGATTTCACTTTTTCCGTCATTATTGCTTTGCGATTGATTATTTGGAGACAAATAATGCTATTTATAAGATCAAATCGCTTGGGAACGTACAAGAGGTTTTGCACAAAAAAACAATTTTTTTTACTGGATAAAAAAATAAAAAAAATACCTATCATTTTAGAAAATTTAGATTGCTCATGGTTCAAACTCAAAAAATCTGAAAAATTTTCCTATAAAAAAGCGTGGGCACGATGCCCTGAATCAGTTTTAGATATTTTTAGATCGATTTCTGAATTTCAATCAAAGTCTGCAAAAGCTAAATTTAAAAAAATAACCGGAATAACGTTATAAAGGGGATTAAAGAGTGGCCGATTTTATCGCTTGACTTTTGATAAATCGGCCACATGTCAAAAACCTCAAGCACAAAAAAAAATCAAAAAAACTCATTTTATCCAAATAAGCCACGGTCATAATTGTAAATTCCGCGTATCTATCGGAAATTCAATTTTCACGTGGCTTATTTTTTTTTCGGCGGTCAAACACCATGAAAAAGCGTGAAATTATTTTATGTCATTTTTATCACTTACCATTTTACATTCCGCGGAATGGTTTACAAAAAAATTCCATCCATCGGATATATTTATATATTTATTATTTATTATTTATTATTATTAACGTAAATTCTGTGTAATGAGTAGCTAATAGGGGGGTTGGTTATCGTGGATAAATGGCTTTTTTTAAGTTTAAGTTTTGAAGTTTTATTCAACATTTATTATTTTAAAATTTATAATTACTTGAATTTTTATTCAATATTTATTTTTAATTCTTGAATTTTACTTAAAAATAACTTAAAGATTACTTAAATAATAATTTAAAAAAATGGCACATTTTGAAGTAAACCGGCTTTTTTATTCAAGATTTATTAAATATTTCTTGAATAAAAATTCAATTTATAATAATATAACTTTAATAATCTTAAATTTTTATTCAAGAAAGGGAGTCAAAATGGAAAAAGAGTTAGTGTCAAAATTTTTGAAAAGCTGTGAGGGGTCAAAAGAAGATAAACTATCAACACATGGCATTCTTTTATCACCTGGGGATTTAGAAACCATTAATCAATTTTTTGAAAGATATGGATATTTGAAAAAAGGACGTTTTTTCAGGGCGGCAATCATGTTATGTATAAAAGATATTTTTGATTTTGAGTTAGTATCAACGGTCAGCCAAGAATCCATAGAACCAAAAGCAAAAGAGTTGAAAACAATGGATACACCGGCTTATACAGGGACACGTCAGAATACCTCTGTAACCGTTGATGGCAAAACATACATACCCAGTTATGATGAAGACGGTATGGATCAGTATGGAACCTATAAATTCGAGGTTGACGGGGCATTAGAAATCCAAGGTATTGTTAAAAAGCAATAATTGTCCAATATTTTTTTTGCGCACACAAATACATATTAATTTAAATTGACATTATTATAAAAATCCTATATATTTATAATAATCTTATAGTAGAAAGGCGGTGATATAATGATTGAGAACTTCAAAGATATTTTTATGCGTGAGGGGGTCAATGATCAACCAGATAACTTGCAAAGCACTTCATTGGCTATCTCATTATCGGATACTGATGAAGCGGAAATTGAGGCATTTTTTAAAAAATATCCTTATTTTCGCAAGGGGATATTTTTTAGGTCGGCAATTATGTTCACCATCAGGCAATACAACTAGCCATGAAAGGGGTTTTTATGGACGGTATACTGGATCAAACCATAGCAGACGCCTCAAAATTTCTTGAGGCAAAAAAAGTAATTGATGATCATTTGACTGATTTATTACAACGCCGGTATCAAGTAAGTACTTTAATTGACCGGATAACACATGAGATGATTGACGATAAAAAAGATGAGATCGAGCATCTTGAGTCTGAAATTGAAGGATTAATGCAAAAACTCAATCTCACCGATTTTAAATCGGCAAATATGTCGGTCGCATCATCTATATCAATGATACCAAAAATCATTGATGAAACAAAATTTCGCGAATTTGCAAAAATTCACCCACAAATACTCAAAAAAGAGACACCAATTAAACTTGGCGAACTCAACAAATTAATTGATGAAGGGGTTATCCCGACATCTGAAGAGCATGGTCTTGATATTAGTCAAACCATAACAAAATTTTCATATCGAAAGAGGTAAATTATGGAAAAATCCAATACTGAGCAAGCGGTTATTCAACCAAAAAACGACCTATCCCCTGCGACATTGCCCGATTGGGGTGACGGGGCTGAAGATGTATCATTAAAAGATGTTAGTTTATCTTTTGTTAAAGTTATTCAAAAAACGTCAGGGGAATTTGATTCATCAGGCAATGGCGGCTCAAAAATGGGTGATTTTTTTGACACTATTTCCAAATTTAATTTCGGGAAGGAATTAAAAGTTGATATTTTAATGACCAAGTCAACATGGATTGAATTTGATGACAAAAAAGGCGTGAAACGACGATCTAATGACGGGACAACATGGGATGACGGGGCACCAATGAGCGACCATGAACATTGGGAGTTTAAAAAGACGTACTTTTTTATTATGTTGAATAACTCAACTGAGATTTTCCCATCTATTTTATCGTTAGGCGGCAAGGCAAAAACTACCCGCACAACGGCTGCTAATATTATTAATGTGATTGCCCGCATCACACGTGGCTATACGCCCGAAGAAATTTATCGTCGGCCATACACATTCTATACCGAGGCAGAAAAGGGTGATAAAGGCGAGTATGCAGTTGTTAAATATAAGGTCTCAAATGAGAAAAACAGTGACGAGCGTTGCGCATTTTATAAATCTATTCGGGCTGACCTAAAGCGGTCGTCCGAACAAATTATAGACGCGACGAATAAAGATGTCCAAGACACTGGCGATGAACCTATTGATTTAGATTAAGAATTTTTACAGATGCGACTAACTGCGCTCGGTAAAAATCTGGCGATTTACTGCACCTATGCGGAACGGGAAATTCCCGTTTCGCTCGGTGGTAGGTGGTCATCTAAAAATAGGGTGTATTTATTAACGCCATCGATTATGCTTTATCAGCGGATTATTGATGAGCTGCATGATGTTCACATTGAAATTGATCCGAGGGTAACTCATTATTTTGAGTCAAAAATAAACACTAGTGGGGGGCTGTCAGTTGATTTTCAGCCAAAAACAAAACCGTTTGCTCATCAAACACAAACAACTCAGTTTGTTTTAACTAACCAAAAATGTTTTATATTTTCCGAGGTGGGGGTAGGCAAAAGTAAAAGCGTTATAGATGCGGCTGACGCACGGATCCGTAACAACCAGGTATCTCAGATATTGGTGGTCTCACCGGCCTCTATTATGTGCAATTTTGCCAACGAGATAAAAATTCATAGCCATTATGACGCATGTGTTATTGACGGGTCATTATACGAACGTCAACATCTGATCAGACAAAATGAGGCGCGTTATCATATTGTAAATTATGACATGCTTCATAAACTACAAGTTAATTTGATAAATCACCAATACGGCATGATTATTTTTGATGAGATTCATCGGGTCAAAAATCGGACGGCAATATCATCAAAAGCGGCATATGAGATAGCCCAATCAGTCACTTATCGTGTAGGGATGTCAGGGACAATAATTTGTAATAATTACGTGGATATTTTTAGCCCATACAAGATTATTGATAAAGCCGTTTTCGGAGAATCTTTTACGGCGTTTAAACAAATGTATTTGGTGATGGGCGGCTATATGGACTATGAGATTGTCGGGTATAAGCGCGAGAATAATTTAAAAAATATGGTTGCTTCGAATTCCATTTTATTTAAATTGCGGGACTTAATTGACATCCCTGACGAGATAGTTGAGGTCAAAGAGTTTGAACTATCAGAAACAACTAAGACGGTTTATCGTAATGCACTTCGCGAGATGATGATTGAGTTCAAACATATTGAGAGGCCTATTAGCAATACGCTGGAAAAGATATTGAGATTAACCCAAATTACATCGGGGTTTACGCTGGACAATGACGACAAAATAACCGACATAGGTGACGATAAGCTACAAATATTAAGTGATATTATTGATAACATAGAGGGGCAGGTAATTGTTTTTTGTCATTATCGGCACTCAATCGACAGGATCTCGGCGTTATGTTCTGGTAGGGGGTGGACATATTATACGTTTGACGGGAGGACTGCCGATAAATCAATTTACAAGAATTTTAATAATGGCGAGCGTAAAATCTGGATTGCACAATTACAGACTAGTGTTGGATATAGTATTCCAGCGGCAAAACACGCTATTTTTTATGAGTTAGACCATAGTAGGGTAAATCATACCCAGTCAAAAGGGCGTAATTTACGTGTGGTGGGGAGTGATAAGGGCGCGTGTGTTTATATTTATCTGTGCGCAAAAAATACCATTGAGCTGAAAATTTATGATTCATTACTTGATAAGGATTTTACGGCGGTCGATGCGCTAAAATATGTGAAGGGCGGCATTTAAATTATGAAGGATAAACAAGAAATGACATGGGAAATGGTTTTAGTTTTACAAAAGCTATGTAAGATTGCGTATCAATTAGATCGGCAAGGCCATCATTTATTTGTCGGCTATATAGCACACGTGAGGGGGATTGACATTGACCTACATATAAATGGATGGGAGCCGGGGAGAGAATGTGATTATATGCGGAGTTTTTATAGTGATACCAGCAATTTACCTGAGTTATGGCAGTTTTTAGATGACCTAATATCATTTATACAAGAAAAAGGCATAAATTTAAATGATTGACGAGATTTTATCAAAATTAACATTTGATATTATACAGGGATATTTACCCAATAGCTCAACGTTTAAAATTAAGGGTCATGACTATGTTGGTCTATGTCCTTCAGGTCACGGGTCAACATCAAAAGAATCCTTCCAAATATCCACAATGTCACCAGTATTTAAATGCTGGAACTGCGGAGCGCAAGGCAACTATATTCATCTAGTAGAATTTTGCCGGCACGGCGTATCAAGCCAGGGACACGGGTATACGGAGACGTTTGCCGAGACATGTAAATTTTTAGCTAATGAACTGGGCATACAAGAGGATACAAAATTTAGTTTATCGCCAGTAAATGAAACACTTTGGACTATCATTGACCTGGTAATTACGTCCTATCAAACTCAAATCAATGAGCGCATATATAAAGAGCTTGAGACCCGGTACGGGTGGACAGATCGTGAGTTTATCCAATTTGAGAGGATAGGGTATGCAGGAAAATGTCCAGGGGAAGACCTTCTTGAGTTTTACACAGTTAATCAATTATTATCAACAGGCCTTTTTTATCCCGGGAAAAGAGGCGGCATTTTTCATATCTATCAAGATCGGATAGTATTTCCATATCAGGTGATGGG